TTTGTTAGGCGCGGTATTGATACCAAACCAACCAATCTATCGCAACCAAGACGGACACGAATTTAATATCGTATTTCCTGCGGAAACGATTAAGCAAGTGCAACAAAATTTCAGTCGTCAAGGATATCAGAACAACTCAACGATTGAGCATTCTGGTACACAAATCGAGGATGTGACTTTTGTTGAGACTTGGATAAAAGAAGACGAGGTACACGATAAGTCGGTACACTACGGATTTAACGAGCCAGTCGGGACGTGGTTTGCAGCTATGAAAGTAAACAACGAGGACATTTGGAACAACTACGTTAAAACAGGCAAAGTCAAAGGCTTCTCAATTGATGGGGTTTTTGATATGGAAAAAGTAAATTTAAAAAGTGAATATAGTATGAATTTAAATGAAATCGTTAACGCGATAAAAGACGGTTTCGCTTCGGTAAAATTATCGAACGAGACTGAGCAAGTGGAAGTGACTATGTCGACCATGATGCTCAAAGATGGTGTTACCGTTTTGGAAGCTGAATCATTTGAAGCGGGGCAACCTGTTTTTATTGTGGCTGAAAACGGAGACAAAGTTCCTGCTCCAATTGGAGAACACGAACTTGAAGACGGACGAGTTTTGGTAATTACCGAGGAAGGTATGATTGCCGAAATTAAAGAAATGGAAGTTGAAGAGGTTGAAGTTGAAGAGGCTCCAATCGAAATGACAAGCGAAAATCAGTTCGCTGAGTTGGTAAAATCAATCGTTACATCAATGAGCGTTGAAGTAGCCAAACAAATCGAAGCGGTTAGAACTGAGTTAAGTTCACAAATCGCTGATGTTAAAACTTCTCAAGTTGAGGTTAAGGCTTCAACAAAAGCGAAACCCGAAGTTAAAGAGGTTTCAAACTCAAATGTCAAATTGACAAGAACACAAAAAATTCAAAATAATCTTAAAAACTTAAACTAATGCCTACAACTACAACTGTAAGTTCTAACTACGCTGGCCGTGATGCGGGCGTAATTATCGGTCAAGCGTTCAAAACAATTGACACTATCGAAAAAAATGCGGTAACTATCGCTGAAAATGTAAACTACAAATTGTCATTGCGTAAAATCGCTTATACTGACGGAACAACTGCATACACTTGCGGATTTGCTCCTGCTGGGACAATCGTATTAAACGAAAACTTAATCGAGCCTTTCAAATTTAAAAATGATTTTGATGTTTGTAAAGAAGATTTCCGTGCTACTTGGTCTGATGGAATCATGGGCGCAGGTGCTGCAAATGGTACTGCTCCTTCTGACATCATGGATGCTATCCAAGCTGAAGTTTTGGGTGCTATCGGTGAGAAATTGGAGACTGACATTTGGCAGTCAGACACAAACTTCGACGGGTTTTTAACTTTGTTCGCTGCTGATGGAGACGTAAACAAACCAACTGCTGACGCTGCCGTTTCTGAGTCAAACGTTTTGGCTAAATACTTGAAACCTGCTTTGGCTGCCGTGCCAATCGCTTTGAGAAATAAAGAGTTAATTGTTGCAGTTTCTCCAGACGTTGCTCAATACTATGCTTTCTATTTGTCAACTCAAGGGGTAATCTACGGAAATGGTAATACTGACTTCCCTTTAACTTTCGGACGTCACACAATGACCGTATTAAACGGATTGCCTGCAAACACCGTAGTAATCTACGAGCGTAAAAACTTAGTATTCGCTACTGGTTTAACTGCTGACCACAATCAAGTTGCTTTAGTAGACGAAGACGAAATCGGTCTATTGACTGGTAAAGTTCGCGGTAAGGTAGTTTACAACGTTGGTGTTGGATACTACAACGCTGAGGAAATTGTTTACTTGACTTACGAAGCATAATACTAATAAAGACCGCTCGTTAACTCGGGCGGTTTTAAATACCTAAAAAATACATGGCCTGTTTAATAACAAAGGGTAAATTATTGGGTTGCAAAGACCAACGCGGTGGAATTAAAAATTTGTATTTTGCAAATTATGCCGATTATGGTTACACTATTGCTGCTCAAGTATTGACCGATCTTGGAGACCTTGCTGAGGTTTTCAAATACGAGGTAAAGGCTACAACAAACGCCTTGACCGAAACTGGTACAAGTTCAGAGGACAACGGAACATTTTTAAACGCCCAATCTTTGGCCGTTACACTTCCAAAGTTAGGTGCTGACTTGCAAGCTCAAATCCAATTGATTTGCGCTGGTAGACCTCAAGTTTTCGTTGAAGATTACAACGGAAATATAATGTTGATTGGAGCCACAAATGGCACAATGTCGAATTGTACTAAGGTCTCAGGCGGAGCGGGAGCCGATTTAAGCGGTTACACTTTGACCATTGCTGCTGAGGAGTCGAACTTATCTCCATTTTTAAATTCAACAATGATAACTGCGCTTTATGCGTTAGTTTCTGAAGACGTTGTTTCTTAATTCTTTTCATAGTTTTGTCATTAAACGCTCCTTCAAGGGGCGTTTTTTGTTACAAAACAACAAATTTCAGTTATTATAGTATGTGGATATTCAATTTAACTGCGCCTTATCAATTCCGATGCATTCCAAGAGGCTACAATAGTGGCGAAATCACGTTTTTATTGCGTGATGAAACGCGAGACATCACTCACGAAATCGCCGTTACTGGCGTATATTACCAAAACAATGTTTTAGTATTGGTATTTGATGAGCCAATCATGAAAGAGGGCCAATCGTTTGAAGTTACAATCAACGAAAATGACGAATTAATTTATAGAGGCAAGGCATATGCAACGGCTCAGACTGACTTAGAGAATTTTGAACTCAATAATGGAGTTCTAAAAGTATAATTTTATGGAAAAATTACAGATTATAAACCTATCAAATTACATTCGCCCCGAGATTAAAGAGGTGAGCGGTAAAAAGTGGGTATTAAATGGAGACAAAAACTCTTTTTATCAAGTGATTATTGACGCTTATAACGGATCGCCTACAAACTCAGCGATTATTGACAGTTATTCGCAGTTCATTTATGGTAAAGGTTTGACATCAAAAGACAAAGCACGCAAGCCAAGTGAATGGGCCGCAATAATTTCGCTCGTTTCTAAAAAAGATTTACGAAAAATATGCAAGGATTTCGAGATGTTTGGCGAGGCTTCACTGGAGGTAAAGTATTTGAATGGAAAAATCCAAAGATGTTTTCACGTAGCCAAACAACGTATTGCTCCCGAAGTTGCAAACGAGGAGGGCGATATAACAGGATATTATTATAGTTACGACTTTGCAAACGTAAACAAATATAAACCCGAACGCATTGACGCATTTGGATACGGCGAAGGAATGGGCGAACGCTCCGAGATTTACATTATTCGCGATTACCAAGTTGGGCAATTTTACTATTCAAACCCGAGTTATGTGTCGGGGATTAGTTGGGCGAAAATGGAGGAGGAAATTTCAAACTACTCAATCAACCATATTCAAAAAGGGTTGAGCTTCGGCCATATTATAAATATGAACGCGGGCGTGCAAGAGTCAATCGAAACGATCCAAGAGAATACACGCCAAATCCGTAACCACTTAACAGGATCACAAAACGCGGGCGCATTCTTTTTAAATTGGAACGACAACAAAGACTCCGAGATTACAATCTCCGCTTTGGAAGTTAGCGACGCTCATCAACAATACCAGTATTTAAGTGCTGAGGCAAGACAACAACTTTGCACGGCTCACAAACTTACATCGCCAATGCTTGTAGGTGTAAAAGAGTCGAGCGGATTTAGCTCAAACGCGGAGGAAATAAAAGTGGGATTTGAGGAGTTAATGATCAACGTAATTAGACCAAAGCAAGAGATTATACTCGACGGATTGATGGAGATTTTTGCCGTTAACGGAATCACTTTGGACTTACAATTTGAGAGTTTAAGAGCTGAGGATTTAGCGATTGCAGACGCAACAAATGCAGGCATTGACAAAGCAACAAGCGACGCGGCAGTTTCTTATAACGGTGCGCAAATCGCGTCAGCTATTGATATTTTTGCAAAAGTAAAAGAGGGTATTTTGACAACCGAGCAAGCGATTGTTTTCTTAGTTCAATTCTTAAACATTCCCGCTCAAGTGGCGCAGGCCTTATTTTCGCAACAAGCCGCAGCGGTTACGCAGTTATCAACTCAAGGCTTTGACGACTTAGGGGAGAACATTGATTTAAACGAATGGGAACTTATAAGTTCCGAAGCGGTGGACTATGAAAAAGAGGCCGAGCTTGATGCTGAACTTGATCGCATGAATGGAGTAAGTACGCAATTAATGCGCGTTGCTTTAGATAAAGTTTCAACAGGAACGGCAAGACCAAATGCAAAAAGTTATCAAGATGGCGCGCTTTTTAAAAGTCGGTACCGTTATAGCGGAAATCCATCGCCCGAGCGTGCATTTTGTAAAGCTATGATGAAAGCCAATAAGGTATATCGTAAAGAGGACATTGAAATGATGAGCCAAAGAAACGTAAATCCTGGCTTTGGAATGCATCCAAATCCGAATCAGCCTTATGATATCTTCCTTTGGAAAGGCGGAGGCTTACAAAGTGAGGCATTTCCCTTCGGAACTTGTAAACATTTTTGGATTAGAGAAACGTATCGTAAAAGAGCGGATGTAAACAACCCACTTGCGGAGACAATTACACCATCGCAAGCCAGAAAAGCAGGCGAAATCCTACCAACAAATAACCCGAAAGCGTACATCGCGCCTCACGACATGTAATTTATGGCAACTATTATACTACTTAAAGAAAACGAACTCACTAAAAATACCCTACTTGGGGGAAATTTGGACGTAGATTTATATATTCCTTGCATAGCCGATGCCCAAAGGACAAGGCTCGAGGAGATTTTAGGCGAGACTTTATACGATAAAATTTGCGATGACTTCGACAACGACGATTTGGTCGACGATTACTTAATTTTGTACGAAGATTACATCAAACCGTTTTTAATCGCTGCAAGCGCAGTTGAGTACCTCCTAATTGGTGCCTATAAAGTAAATAATAACGGTATATTTAAGTCGCAACCCGATAACTCGGTGGCTATTGATAAAACTGAGGTAGACTATTTGGTAAATAATATGAGATTAAAATCGGAAATGTATCAAGACCGCATGTTGCGCTGGCTTAATAAGTTTCACTTACCCGAGTATGTAAGCAATTCCAATAATATCGTCAACCCTTTGCGTTCACGTTTAATTTGTGGCAAATGGTGGCTTGATCGACCTTACTAAAATATGAGAAAAGTAGACAAACGAACTGAGGAAAACATCAAAAAATTAAAACTATTTTTAAAAAATGGCATCGACATTAAATTTCACGACCAAAAGAGGGGACACGTTCAAACAAACGGACTTCCAAATAAACGTTAACGAGGCACCACTTGACCTAACTGATGGCGATGTCAAAATGCAGCTCAGAAAAGAGGCAGGCGGAGTGGTTGCACTTGAGGTGCCGATTACTATTTTTGACGCTACAAATGGCGAGTTTTGTATTGACGAGCAAATCATCGACATACAGGCTTGCACCTACAAATATGACATTCAAATCACGCAAGCGAGTGGCGAGGTTGACACTTGGATAAGCGGACTCTTTACAATAACCGACGATATTACACGATAAGCATGGCGGACAATGTAAATATAATAGTACAAGACACAATCAACGACATCGTCGTAAATGCAGCCGTTGTAGTTGAGACCATCGACATCAACGTACAAGCTGCGGTCGACGAGGTGCAAATTATAGCCAATCCAAACAACTACGTTGTAAATATCAATAGAATAATTGGCGAGCAAGTGCAGTCGGATTGGACACAAACGGACAACCAAGCTCCAGACTATATTAAAAACAAGCCGACAATCCCTGCGGCTCAAGTCAATTCCGATTGGGATGCGACTACTGGCGTGGCTGAGATTTTAAACAAGCCGACAATCCCAACTGCAACGAGTGACTTAACCAATGATGGAAGCGATGGCGTCAACCCATTTATAACGGCTGCCGATATTCCTCCAGTAACAGGCTTTGTTCCATACACAGGCGCAACGGAAAATGTTGACTTAGGCGAGTATGAATTAAAAGCGGGGCAAGTTACACTTGACACATCGCCAACAGGCACGGCAGCGGTTGCAACAACTCGATGGAACAATACAATCGGAAGCACCGAGACAACTTTAAAAGGTGGCAGCGTATTACTAAAAAATGGGGTTGATTTAGTTGCTCGAGTAGTGAATAAAGTTACGCCAAACACAACGCTCACAAAGGCAGCGTATCAAGCCGTAAGAATAAGTGGGGCGCAAGGTCAACGCTTGGCCGTTGCATACGCTCAAGCGAATAACGATAACAATTCAGCCGATACAATAGGAATTGTTTGCGAAACGATAGCAACCAACCAAGAGGGTTTCATTTTAACCGTTGGGCAATTAGAGGAGATTAACACAACAGGCTCATTGCAAGGCGAAACGTGGGCGGATGGTGATGTACTATATTTATCGCCTACAACTGCGGGGAGATTGACTAACATTAAGCCAACAGGCGCAACAGGTCATATTGTTGTAATGGGTTACGTGGAATATGCTCACGCAATACACGGAAAAATTTACGTTAAGATTATGAACGGATGGGAGCTTGATGAGCTGCACAACGTCTTTATAAATTCGCCTGCAAATAATCAAGGGTTATTTTACGACTCATCCGATTCACTTTGGAAAAACGAAACGATTGCAAGTGCGCTCGGTTATACACCGCAACAAGAACTCGTAAGTGGCACAAACATCAAAACTATAAACGGCAATTCAGTTTTAGGAAGTGGCGATTTGGTTGTAAGTGGCTCATCAAGTTTAGCTATTGGAACGACACCAATAACAAGCGGAACTATTGGCCGAGTTTTGTTTCAAGGCACAGGAAATGTATTGCAACAAAGTGCAAACCTATTTTGGGATAACACAAATAATCGTTTAGGTATTGGAACGGCTACACCTACACAGGCTTTAGATATACTTGGAACAAATGTTGTAGTTTCTAAAATTAGGTCGTCTACAAATACAGGCGCAACAATTTTTCAAGGTTTTAATGATTTAAACAATAGTTGTGAATATGGTATTATAGGCTCAACTCGTGCAGGAACAGGTGCTTTAGCTTCGGGAAATGCTTATTTATATGGTGGTGTTGATTTAGCGGTTACATCGTTAACAAATATAAAATTTGGAGTAGGCTCAATTTTAAATGAAAGAATGCGTATTTTCGGCGCAACAGGTAATATAGTTATTCAATCGGGCGGAACAATAACCGACGCAGGCTTTAGATTAGACGTAAACGGCACGGCGAGGGTGCAGGGGCAAATGACTTTATCTGCAACAGGTAATTCATTAAATATACCAAGTACAGGAAGAATATTTTTTGCAAATAGAGAAGTTTCAATAGGAGATTCAGTTACCGCAGGATTCGAAGCGGTTGCAATTGGTTCTTTGCTTACTTCTGCGACAGCGGGGAATATTCTTATTGGTAAAAATTTAAATTCAAGCACTTTTACAAATGTAATAATGCTTGCTTCAAGAAGTGGATTACTTACTGCTACATCAAGTTTAACACTTAATATCGGTTCGTCAAACACTGCGGGGGTTGCTATATTTGGGTCAACAAGTGGGAGCGCAAATAGTACAGAAATAGCAATATATGGCTCAGCAACAGGAGCAGGAATTGAGGGAAATATCGCAATAGGTAGAAATACATCGGCGACAGGTCAACTTGCTATTGCTCTTGGTGCATTTGCAGAAGCAGCAGCAAATGAATTTGTAGTTGGAAGTAGGGCTAAAGCCGTTACAAATGTATATTTTGGAAGTGGAAATCAGTCTTTATCAAGAGGAGCGGGAACAGGAGCTTCGTATACTATTAATGGAAGTGGTGCTTTTGGAACTGATTTTGCAGGTGGTAATTTAACAATCGCAGGGGGTAAAGGAACAGGTACAGGTACAAGTGGAGATGTAATATTTTCAACTGCCACACCTACAACAACAGGTACAACGTTACAAACCTTAACGCAAAGATGGTTTATAAAAGGCAGCAGCGGAATTTTAGCAAATGTATCTACACCAAACGCTTCTGCACAATTACAAGTTGATAGCACAACGCAAGGATTCCTACCACCGAGAATGACAACCACGCAAAAGAACGCAATAGCTACACCCGCTGCGGGGTTAATGGTATATGACACAACATTAAATTTAATATCCGTATATAACGGAACAATGTGGATATCACTATAAATAAATAATAATGGCACAAATACAACCGATTGATTTCCCCTTTACAGGCGAAGCAACAATTTTAAAAGTTTTAATACTTAACTTTGAAACGACTGCAACTACTTGCACAACTTACAACGAACTATTAACCGACGAAGGGTTAATGTGTGCTAATTGGAACTACACGCTAACCGATGAGGAATTTGCAGCGTGGGGCGAAGATAACACTTGGGTAGAAACTTGCGTGGCAAAAGACAAAGGAATTGTAATTTTAAAATACTAAAAAATGGAAGAATTAAATGTAATTAAACAAGCGATTGAAATTGCAGTAAAAGCGGGCGTATATCAAATGGCTGACGTGGTTGCTTTGTCGCAAATACTTGACAAATTAGCGGCTAAATTGCAAGACGATGAAGCAAATTAAGGAGCATTTACTGCCGATTATTTTAATCGTTTTGGGGATACTCGACCAAACGACTCACTTGCTCGTTGATTTAATTAGCCAGTTAGGATTGCCCGATTATTTTGGAACAATCCTTAAAATTTTAGTTATAGTATTGGGAGGGATTAAGTTATATCTTTCGCAGCCAAACAAATTTAACTCATGAGCAACATTGAAAGCGAGCGACTGGATCGCATTGAGCAACACCTTAAACAATTAAAACTCGATAGCGAAAACCGCTCAAACGACATAAGAGAAATTAAACAAGCGTTACTCGGGAACGACCTCAACGGATTTCGTGGACTTGTTTGGAAAATCTCCG